GCGGAGGCGTCGAGGCGGAGCTTTTGGTAGAGGAGCGTGGTGGAGCGGTTGCCGCCGTAGCCTTGCGAATCTGTCCACTCTTCAGCGGTGTAGGTGGGAGCGGCCGGCGTGACCCATTCGCCGTTTTGCCACACGGCGTCTTCGCTGGGCTTTGCAGGCGCTGGTTGCCACTGCTCGGCTTTTGGGTTCACGGCTGCGATGAGTTCTGCGATGTAGGACTCTGGGAGTTCGCGCAGTTCGTTGGTGGTTGTGTTAAGGTAAAGGCTCATGGGTAGATGCGAGGATGGTTGGCGACGGTTGAGTTGGTGTTTGTAAGTGTCATTCCGCGAGCGATGTCTTGGATGTCGCGCATGAGTGGGATGTATGTTACAAGTGATTGCGGGCGGATTTTGTCGCAGGTCATCCCTTTGGCGAGAGATGCGACTTCTTCGGCGGTCAGCGTGGCTTGCCACATTCCGAGTTCGGCAAAGTCGCCTGTTGACCAAAAATTTCCTTCAACAACGCGACCAATTCTAAATGCATTTTGATTCGATGTCGTTGCGGGAAATGTGCCAGAAAATGTCAAAGTCAGCGCATTGCCATTGAGATAACCTTTCACTTTCCCTGCATTTGTTCCTTGCGACCCATCAAAAGTCATAGCGATGTGGTTCCACCCAGTTACATTTTGCGCGGATGATGCAAAATTATTTGTTCCGTTTCGAATGATAAAATAAATAATGTTGTCAGTAAAATGCCAAATCAGGCTTTGGTTGAGGGTGATATTATCATTTGGCCCCCACACTTGCACCGAACCGCTTGACGCTCGGCGAATCCATCCAGCCATTGAAAAATTCGTGAGGTTTTGTGCAACGGTGGTTGTGCCGTTTATCTGCTGGTTAGTTGCAAATGCCCGTGCCATTACGCCGCGCTCCTGATTTCGACGGCGATGAGTTCGGCATCGCCTGTCATGGTGTCGTTTGTGGCATCGCTGCCGACGCGAGAAATTCTGAGACGGTAAGGCTCGCCGACTGCCACGCTGTCTAGGTTGGTGAGCGAGATGCTGGTCGTGGTTGGAATGCCGCTTGTGCCGTTTGCCGCCCCGTTGCCCTCGGCTGCGGTGTCGAAGCTGTCGGCATCGAGGTCGGTGTTGCCACGCTCTAATGCTACGCGCCAGCGCACATTGCCGGTGGTAGCGGTGGTCGCCATCCAACTGATTCGCACGCTCAATCCGCTGCCGAGGTCTGCCGCTTCGGGGATGATCGACGGGAAGATCGCGCTCTCGTCGGTGGCAGAGTCGAAATCGAGGACGGCAACCGAGTTGCGCGTGTCGAGAGTGGCAAAAAGAGTGGCGGGCGGCGAGCTGTGGCGCGGCGTGAATACGGCGAGGGTCTTTGTGCCAGAGGCACCGGAGAGGATGGGTGTGGCGATCATGCGAAGGTGAGATTGGTTTTGTTGTTCCAAGCTCCGATGGCGGAGCTTTCGGAGACCACGTCTCCGTTGTCATTGGTTGTTGTTTTGTTGATGTCCCAGAGGGCCACGTCATAGACGCTGCCCGTGGAAGGAAAGTCGGATGTGGAAATACTGGCGAGGTAGACGGTATTGCCGCTCAAGGCGAAGGCCCAGAAGCGTTCGACCGCTGCGCTGCCTCCTCCGATGGCATACACCGCTCCCGTACCCGGATGGCGGGAATAGAGGATGGCGTCAGCGTGATTAAGGCAAATCTCTCCGAGACCTAAATCGCTCGTCGTCGGGACTTTACCTAATATTGTGGATTTTTTGGGTATGATGGTTGCCATTATGGAATGGGGTTGCCTCCGGGGGATCGAACCCCGGAGGCGGTGGAAGGACTAGTAAGTGCCTCCGTCGATGGTGCTTTCAAGGGCGCTCACGCGAGCCGATACGGCAGAAACTGCCGATGCACGGGTGGATGCCTCTGAGAGGATGTCTGCCTCTGCGGCAGTAACCCGTGATGTGAGGGCAGTTGCGGCAGTCACCACGTTGTCGATGCGAACTCCGAGAGCGGAATCGGCAGAAGTCCTTGCGGAAGCCTCTGAAGATACAGCACTTGTGCGGGCGCTCACCTCTGCGGCGAGGTCGCTTTCGAGGGTATTGATGTCCGACTCTGCGGTCGTTACTCTACCGGCGAGTGCCGTTGCGGCAGTCGTGAGGGTCGATTCCGCACCTGTCGCACGGGTCACTTCGGCTGCGAGGGCGCTCGATGCGCTAGCGGCGAGGCTAGTGATCGCTCCGTTGATAGTGCCATCGGCGGCTTGGAAGGCGGCGACGACTTCGGTGAGGGAGTCGAGGGCTGCGCCATCAACATTGCTCAACACATTGTCGATGCGAGTTCCGAGTGCCACTTCAGCGGCGGACGCACGCGAAACCTCGGCACTGACTGCCGATGTGAGAGTGCCTTCAGCGGCTTGGGCGCGGGTGATTTCCGAATTCAGCGAGGATGTCACGGAGGACACTGCCGAGGTTCTATCACTGATCTCAGTCGCCAAATTTGCAGAAACTACTCCTTCAGCGGCAGTTGCACGCGAAATTTCTGCATTTAAATTGGAGGTGAGTGTCGAGTCCGCTGCGGAGCGAAGCGAGGCTTCTGCGCTGACCGCGGAATCTGCGTAAGTCTTTTTCGCAAAGACGTTTTCGCCACCAATTGCAAGAACGCCTTCTGCCGTTCCGATGAAAAGTGACTTGTTTAGTGTATCATACGCCAACTCAGAGAGTTGCAGACTTTGAGGCTGACCACTGCCCCGTTTGATTTTGATGATTGGGTTCGCCATTTGATTTATTGTGTTGGTTTTGTTGGGTTTGTGTTGTTGTTTTGGGGGTAACTAGAATTGTCCGCAGTCGATGAGGGCATTGAGGAGGACGTAGGTGGTTTCCTGCCAGCGGTAGGTCTGCCCTTCGGCGAGGTCGATGTAGAGTCGGGCCGAGCGACCGATCTCTGGGAAGTCGGCACGGGTCGGATATTCGACGATGGACTGCGCGATTTCGGGCAGGATGAGGTCGATCTGACTGAGATCGAGTGTCTGCGCTAGGTTGGCATCGGTGATCGTTGTCATGCGTAGGTCGATGTCTCCCGGTTATTCCAAGCCACGTTGGTCGCCACGGCGCTGGAGGTGATCGATCCTGCGCTAGACACTGCGGAGCGGGTGATCGTCCACTTGGCGACTGCGGCGGGCGATCCCGTTGCCGGGACATCGGAGTTGAGCAGCATGCCGTAGTAGTTGAATGTGGCAGCGGTGTTGGTAGCGAAGGCGTGGATGTAGAGGTCGGGAACACGCTGCGAGGCGGAATAGAGACCGAGAACGACGACGACCACCTTCGCTAGGTTAGGTATAGCCGTGGAAAACGTGATCGTGCCTGCGCCTTGATTGACGAGGTAGTCGATGGTCGGTTCTTGTACGACCCCGTTGATGGAGACGATGACGTGGTTCGGGTCGCTGGACTTGAGGCCGAGGATCGCGAATGTCTTGGCGACCCCGTTGCCGTACAAGGTGTTTTTGGCCGAGTCGATGACGCCTGCCTGCGGGAGACCGAAGTTGAAGACAGCGGTGTCGTTTGCGCCTGTGTTTGTGACAAAGGGGAGTTCTGCGCCGGTCACGGTGCGGACACTGCCGAGAGTCACATGAAGAGCGGGGTAGCTGACTCCTCCAGCAGGACCACCACCCGAAGACTGCGAGGCATCGATGCCATCGCCGCCGTTGCGGGAGGAGACAAGCTTGGATGACATCCAAGCGGGCTTGATGCGACCCTTGCGCTCGGTCGAGTCCCGGCGCATGGCGGGGTTTTTGGCAAGGGAATCGCTGTCCTTGGCAAGGAGGAGCGCCTTGTTGGCATCGCCAGTGAGCGGAATGGCCAGCTTGGAAGCGAGATTGGCCGTGAGCAGGTCGATGAAGAGGGAATCGAAGAGGGTGACATCGGTGACCTTGCGGACGTATTCCAGCGTGATGGCCTTGCCTAACCAGACATCCCAGTCGGTTGTCCATCCTATGGTGAGGCCAGGTTGTTTGGTCGTGCCTGCAACGAGGCATCGGTAGACGACTCCGTTATTGGAAACGGCATTGCCGACCTCGTAGGATCGGTCTACGACCCAAGCGGGCGTGCCGGAATCCACATTGCTCAGAACGAAATTGCCAGCCACTTCCCATGAGGAGTCGCCGGTGGAGTAGTCGTAGTCGTTGACTCGGAAAACGCGCAAGCAGTCGGCTGGGATCGCGTAGCGGTAGGACCATTTGTATTCCGGGCGAGGGAGAGTCTCGATGACGGTCCCGCTCTTCATGGCCCAAGTCCACGACCCGGCTAGTAGCAGGGCATCGCGCACCTGCGGGTAGAGCGACTTTGCAAGAAGCATCGCCTGCGAGGAGGGGCCGAACTGCTCGGCAGTGCCGACCCGCAGAATCGCTTGGCGGCAGAGTTCGTCCTCGGTGAGTGCGCTGGATGGACGCGAGGAGGCACGGGCCTCGACCGCATTCTTGAGAGAGGGCTTGCCTGCGAGGAAAGCGAGTTCTTTGAATAGTTCCTCGGATTTCATTCGATGATTTGCGAAAGTTTAATGGCCAGAGTGACCGTGAGCATGTTGGC